ATCGTGCCATTGAATCCAGACCAGTGAAGGTCTCATTAATCCAAATCTGATGATTTGGAAGATTATTCCACATTTTGTCTTCTGTAATTAATTTGACCAATCCATATCGCTCCAAACGAGGGATTTTGACCTTGTTCAAACAATCATTGATATGCAACTGTGAAGCCGTTGAAGCAATTGTTTCTTTCAGTTGCATCAATGCGTAATTGCGCTCCAAAATCTGAGCATTCTCAACAACCTTATCGTAAATTTTGTATTTTCCTTTATTCTGTTCCGCATATGCTACGAGATACTTAACATCCCGTGAAACCGGCTCTGCCAAAAAAGGAAAATATTTGATGGCGGTTTTGATACCAACTCCTTTTACACCATCAATGTTATCAGATGAATCTCCATCCATCGCCCGAAACAAAACAAAATTACACGGATGAATTCCATATTCCCGCAATATTTCAGCAGGACCATACATATTTTTTTTACTTGGACTCCAAACTTTAATTCGGTCGTTTACTAGTTGAAGAAAATCTTTATCGGAGGACATGATAACGACCATTGACTCTTTGAAATATTCATTGGCGCAATAAGCAATTGAATCGTCGGCTTCAATTCCATCGGAAATAAGAATGTTCACCGGAAGATATTGAAGATACTCAGACAAACGAACAAGTTGCTTTACCTTATTTGCTTCTTCGCTTTCCATTTCTGAAAGCTCTTCATATGTTCGGTTTAGCCGCACGTTGCTTTTTCGCTTTTGCTTGTATTCTGGATAGATTTTTCGGCGTTTTTGAGAACCGCCGTCACCATCGAAAATAATAATGCAACGAGTTGGGTTGATGAGCTTAATAGCGTAGCCGATACTTTTCAGGGTACCGGCTACACCACCGGTATGTAACCCATCTTCGTTCATCATCGGATTGGCAGACCAGCACCGAATGAAAGTATTGTTGTCAGAGGCCGTCAACCAATAGAACCTTATCATCTACCCGACGATTCAATCCTTGGTTAACGGCCATTCCTTTCTCTTTTTGGAACTCTTTGAACAACGAAAAAATTTCCGATTTTCTTGATTTCTCTAACATAATAAATCTTTAACGTATATTATTCGTCCTTCGCTTCCAAACTATCCGCCTTTTCCGACTCTTCTCCTTCAACGTGCTCAACGTCTTCAACAATTGACGCCGGACGATATTTCATTATATAATCATCACAAATCGCCTTGTAAACAGTTTCCTTGAAAGAAGGGTCCTCAGAACAAAGACGAACGAAATCATCTGCTTTAATTATTTCATTATTACACATTTTGAAGGTGTATCCCGCCTTAGTACCCGTTACCAATCCATTATCTTTCATGTAATCCAACCAACTCTGTAAGTTTTGGATACCACTGTCATAGTGAATGTCAAAGGTTGCGGTCCGGAACGTTGGACCGAATCGAGTTTTGGTCACCTGTGCTTGAATCGTTCTTCCAATAACAACTTTCTTGGAATTGGTAATACGCCCAATGTTTTTCATACGAATGCGAACACTGGCGGCAAACCTAAAAGCCAATCCACCCGGTTCGGTATATTGATCTCCAAATGCCATCGCTTTCATGTTCTGGCGAAGTTGATTTGTAAACACCGCACAGATACGTTGACGAGCAATAAGACCATTTAACTTTCGCATGGCAAGCGAAAGAACTTTTGACTTGTCTCCACCATAACCAGCAACCTCGTAATCGCCTTCAAGTTCCTTCTTGGTGGGAACCGATGCGATTGAGTCGGTAATGATAGACACCAAACGATCTGGGTATTCTTTCCTCAGTTCACCGATTGTGGTTTCAAGATTAAAGAGCATCCCTTCCAAATGATCGGATGGAATATAAACGAGATTTTTTACATTCACTCCAATTGCTGTCCAGAAATCGGGTGCCGCCGCATACTCTGGATCAAGCATAACAGCAAATCCACCCTTTTTCTGAGTTTCGGCAATGATGTGGGCACACAAAAGCGATTTTCCAGAACTTTCCAATCCGTTGATTTCAGTAATACGACCAACCGGAAGTCCTGCATCCGGACGGTTACAAATCGCCAAATCGAGCAAGGTATTTCCGGTGGAAATCCACTCGGATATATTGGAAGGGTCTTCCTTTTCATCGAGGAAATAAGCAACTTTTTGCCCGTCCTTCTGGCGATCATTTAATGCCTTTTGTAGGAATGTTGCTAACTGATCACGAGACGTCGTGTCTTCTTGTTCTACACGTTTTGATTTTGCCATAATAAACGTTTTCGTTATAAGACAAGTGCGACTCTACCATATTCAGATAGAGTCGCAACTTATCTTGTGTGATTACTTCGTGCTTGCTACGTCGGCAAACATCTTCTTGAATTTCGCCTTCATTTCGTCAGGCGAGAGAGTGACAGTTGCCTTTTCGGCAGTCGGAGACACGCTTGTTTCCGGTGAAGCTGGAGTTACTGGAGCAGTTTCAGCTTTAGCCGTGGATTCGGTGGCTGAAGCAGCGGTTTCATCTGGCTCCTCCGTCGTATTTACATCCTGAGCCTCGGCATCTGGTTCGGGCTCATTCTCGGGATTGATATGATCCTCAAACTCTTTCTTGAGTTCTTCGTAGGATGGCTCTGTAAACAGAGTCATGATATCGACCTGATCCTGAATCTTTTGCAAGAGTTCATCGTTGGCCGGATCGACGGCTGGCGTCTTCTTAATGCGAACGTCAACCTTGGTGTCCGGATATTTCTTTCCGGATGGTGGAACCTTGGTAAACTTGATAATCAAGTCATTACCATTCTCAAGGTCGGTGATATCACCGATGTCAGGATTGGACATCTTCTCAAGAATCGTTTCATATACCGTCTTGCCGAATCCCCAGAACTTAACTCCCTGATCCTCTTGTCCACGCACAACGACGGGAACATAGGTTCGGAGCTTTGGTTCATAGGACTTGGAAAGAATCCAATTCTCTTTCGTGCCGGTAGCACGAAGCTTCTCACAGAATTCCAGAACGGGGTCTGGATTGCCGTTGACGCTTGGCGAGAGGAAGGTCTTTGTCTTACCATCTGGAGTGCGATAGTAATAAAACTTCAACTCGATGAATGGATTTTCACGATTGTATTTGTAGGGAAGAATTCGAACCCGTTGTTCGCCTTCTTGTGGTTTCCAGAATTTGGAAGATTTCTTGTCTTTGCCCTGAAGAGAGTCCAGTTTTTGTTTGATGAAGTCTAAGTTCATACTTGTTAAACCTTTCGTGTTAATTAGTTAATTAGGTAATCAAGTTTATTCGTTAACGTCCACCGTTAAGTCGTTAAACTTTGTTACTCTAATAAATAGAACGCTATCAGAAAAACACTCGTTTCGCAACTTATTTTATCTCAAAATATTATTTTTAATCCAATCAATCTACAACACTGTGGATTTTAAGAGGAATAATGCGGACAGAAACATCTCCCGTGATAATGAGAGAATTTTCATAGAATTTCCAGTTCACCACATAGGTTTTATCGAGAATTCCATTCTCTTCTTCGATGAGACGATTCATAGCGTTCAACGTATAAAGAGTATTGGTTTGTTTTTTTCTATGGATAAGAATAGTGTTAGGAAACTTCGGTGCGTCTCGGCGCATGTTCAGGACATTGTAAGTGAGAAAAATTTCTTTGGGGTTTTTGACATTGGAAAAGGCAAATACCCTTCGATTATACACTTCATAAAACGAAATAATATCTTCTATGGCTTTTTTGAAATCACTTGCAGTAGAGAAGGTACACAACAATTGTCGGTTATCTTGAAACTGTGGCATATTACTGAAACCTTACTTTTTGTTCATGGCATTTTTGAGAATTTTCATGGCTTGCTTATAACCTCGTTCTTCAGCCAAATAATACGTTAAAATCAATTCACGATTTTGTTCGTTCAATACGGGATTTAACGTTGGATTAGTATCATCACCTTTCATAATCTGTTTCACCGCCTGTGCTTCCGCAGCCCTCTGTTCGGGTGGTTTAGGAGAATCAAAGTTTGGTGGGGGAGCGGGAGCCGTTGGAGCAGAAGCAGCGGGGGCCGGGGGTTCAACCGCTAATCCTTGTTGGTCAGATGCCGCCGATGGTTGTGGCTGGTCTGACGCTGGCAATGAAGATGGCGCACTTTGTCCCGATGGTGCCGAAGGAGCGGCGGGCGTTGCCTGTGGCGCATCGGATGCGGGTAAAGCAGATGACGCACTTTGTCCCGATGGTGCTGCTGGTGTTGCAGGGGCAGGAGGCGGCGTGAAAACATTTTGTTGCGGGATGTCTGGGGCTCCTCCTGCGGGGGATTGCCCCGTTTGTGCAGCAGAAGCAGCAGGAGCGGCAGAGGCTTGCCCCGCTTGTTGTCCCCCGCCAAAAACATTTTGCTGTCCCTTGCTTGGGTCTTGTTCGAAGTGAGTTCCTCTTTGAATCGCCCGTTGCTTATGTTGAGGAGTTGGAAACGTTACTAAAAGCCCGTCTTTATTATATGCCTGTCGCTCTGGGTATTTTCCTTCCACCATTTTGTTGTGAATCATTTTTACATCGTTAAGAGCAACACCGTATTTATCGGTTAAGTTCTCACGCAAAGCATCCATGTGAGCGTTGTTGGACATATCGAAGACACCATCTGGAATTCTTTCATCCAAACAAACCTCATTCAAAATTTGATCGATTACATGTGACATAATATCACATATAAATATGAATCAAATTTTCTAAACTTCTACAATATTCCTGAAAGTATGGGTCGTCTCATCTATTCTCCATACCTCAAAAGTTCCATGGCATGATAGTTATCTCCCATATACCATTTCATAGGAAACTTACCATCTAAGCTCATAAGTCGTTTCACTTCAGGCATAATAGGTCCATCATCCAAACAATAATCAAAAAGAATAGAATCGTAAGTATAGAGAATCGTTTTTGTTTTCTTGCTTCGTAAATACTCATTCACGTTTCCTAAAATCGGTATGGAGAGTTCACCTTCGGTGGCTTGAAGGAGATAATTGAACACAGTGGCAGGTTTAGGAGATTGAATGTGTTTATTGGTAATCTTCCGCTTAAAGATTGGGGTTTCAACATAACCATGCTCATTGAAAAATCCCCAATGGTAAGAAATAAACTCCTTAAGATGGGAGAAATATTTAATGTGACTATATTTTTCTTCTACCCCACCATATAGTTGGCGAAACGTAATCTGTTTGGCATCGGCAATGTCGGCTTCATCAACAACCGATTTGCTAAAATAAAGCTTAGCGAGATACTCGTAAATATCAATCTCTGGCTTAAGATCATAATGCGTTAGGAAAGCAATAATTCGGGGATGAAAAGCCGAATAATCAATTAAAACCAATTTTCCACTCGATCCAAATCGAGATATAAAAACACCCCGAGACCCGTCGTTTTTATTTAATGCGGCATAATTAATACCACCAAATCGGTTCGAGGGTCTTCCGGTAGAAGTGTAAACATTATATTGAGTAAACACCTTTCCAGAGTTTATCAAGATATTCCCAAAGTATTCCTTAAACGCCGTTGGATCAATAGTCAATCCATGTTTTTCGATTTCGGCCAATGGTTCGATGATAAGTGTATTAAATTTTCGGAACGCATCATCTACCACTGCCGTTTTGATAATCTTTTCACAAGTCTCGCATAATTCCGAAAACGATTCAAGGTGCTTGACCAGAGGAACAAATTTCCCAAATCCCGGCCTCCCCAAAAAATTTTTCCGAATCAACGCATGAGCAAATGTTTCAAATTCACTAACTTCGAAGACTTTGTTGTTTCGAAGATATCCCGCAAAACCCACATCAAGAAGACCTTGAAGGGGAACCATATGCATGAAAGACTTCTTGTCAATAACCCATTTGATACCTTTCATTGCGTTCAAATCATCCAGAACCTTTTGATGGTTAAGCGGTTGAAATGATTTGATGTCGGGGTGCCCGAACCCATAATAGTAAATTTGGTTTTGACGTAAGTTCTTGATAAAGAGAATACAAGGAGAGTTTTCGGCGGAATGAATGTTATCATGAAGAGGAACGACGTGTAAAAGTAAATCGTCGCTCATCGAAGTGGAAACAAAGTTGGTCCACTGGCTCCATGACTCAATCATTCAATCGACACCATAACTCATTTGAAGTCTATTCGCAAGTTTTTTTAAACGTTTTATTTTTGCATTGGCAAGCGAAGTTTTGAGCGGAAATATCCTCGTAATGGGAGAACGCCCGCCACGATTGTTGTGACCCATTGCCCATTTTGAAGACTATCGTTGACGTTAATAACTCTAAAAACAATGTTATCCTCAGAATATGGTTGTGGAAGACCTCGCACACGAAACATAGCAAATGTTCGAATTCCCGCAATTCCTTGCAATGTGAACTCAGCTTGAATTCCCGGCATGATACCACAATATCTGGGGTTATGATTTTGATCTTGATCATCCAACAATAAAGTAAGAATTTCGGCGTGTTCAGACGGAATTGCCAATCGCCGAATTAACTTCTTCTTATCCAATGTTTCCGTACTAATTTGAAACACCCCGTTAAGAGGTTTTACAGCCTGAAGTTTAGCCATAGATGATTTGTAGGTGTTCGTTGCAAAATCAACATTTGCTTTGGTGTTTGTCGGGCTTTGTGTGGCTCTCCTCAAGCGATCCTTGAAATGATAATCCAGTAATTGATTGTTATCACTAATAACAACGGGATGCTTATTATCGGCATTTGTTTGAGCAAACATCGCTCTAATTCCTTGAGCATTGCTAAGCATTGGTCGAAAGTTTACCGATTGTAATAATCCATCTGCTGCGTTCAAATCAAACGTGAAAATCGATGGACCATCATTAGAAGTGTACTGAGTCAGGTTCTCATCCACAATTTTCATGGTTGCCAATCCCGTGGTTGATTTTCTTCCCGACCCGGCTTCAATTTGGAATCTCCAGAAATTTGATGCGGCTGAGTTTATAGCATTGAACAATGCATCATAAAACTGTTTGTAGGTTATCACCGAGTCGTCTTTGACAATGCCTTTCAAAACTTCTATGTTGATGTACAGATTCTTCAAAAATCCAGTGAAATAAGCATCATAGGTTCGACGTATTCCATCGGTTAGGTCATAATGAACTCTAGCAAAAGGAAATTCAAACTTATCATCTCCCGATGAGTACTTTATTCGATTGGCATTAATCAAAACGCTAATATCGTCTCGCATAATCTTAAGTTGATTGGCTATTTTTCGCAGCCGATAATTAGCAAAATCAAGAGACGGAGAAGTTTTATTCCGATCCAACTTATCCCATGGAATGATTGGGAAGCTATCTATAGTGGCGGTTTCCATTGGAGCGTATTCGTCGGAAATAGATTGTTTTTGGGGTGATATGAACTCACTAAGCATACTCACATTTGATTTCTCTACCACCGCTCGTTTTCCATATGTTCCAGAAAAATATTTTGGAGAAAAGGCATTAGGAATAAGAAGAATATACCCATTCGTAGAAATCAAGTTTGGATGCCCACCAATAATACAGTCATCAATATCAATCTTAAACGATTGTTGGTCTTTCAATCCCTCTAAGTGAGACGAATGAAAGTTTATCAGTTCTACCACCAATCCCATGTTAATCCACGTGTTTTCTCTATCTTTACAATCAAAATCGTCATCGACGTTTGCTCCAATCAAAGTATTTTTTTCCCTCCCCGTAAAAACTCCGAAAAGATAAGATTTATAGTTATTTGGGTGTGCAGCCTTCACATAATCAATCAGCCCCTTCATATTTGTTTGATCTCCCGTATTGGGCTGGTCGATAGCAGTAATGGTTGACATTTCGTCCAATATTTGATCTGCCGTTTTTGAACCTTGATCGGCGAAGTCCTTAAACTTATCAATATACCCCACAATAAACTTCTTTAAACTATCGATAACCAAAATCGGTTTTTTATCTTCATTTTTTCTGGACTCGTCTGGCACTTCTGCATCGGTATTTTGAACCATGTTTGCCCCGATAATCTGACCCGACCAAAACCGATCTTTTGAGGTCACTTCCGTAACACATTTAATCTTATTTCCTTCAATCGACCATTCAAAATTAGAAATGATCCCAAATAATACTTCATAATTTCCTCTTGATCCAAGAACGTTTTTAATATATAAAGGATAAGGATTTTCGAATAAGTCCATCATTTCTTTTTCGGGCATCTGAAGGTCCATTAAAGATTGTGGATTAAAATGGTTCCATCCCCATTCCACTGACACGATAAGACCGGGAACCAAAAAATAAGGGGTCATATACTCTAATTGTTTGAACGAAAAACAAGTCCATTCAATACGAACACGGCGCAGTAATTCCTTTTGAATGTTGGCGGAAATTCTTTCAATTTCTGGATTGGGAACGTGAATTGGGTAATCACTGTTGACTAAACTGTTTTCTATGATATGCGGAACGCCTTTAGGAGTATAACCAATGACCGATAAGTTCGTTCCTCGATACTCATCCGTGTTCACATCGCCCCGATTAATTCCATAAGACGAATAAAAATCTTTTCCTCCGTATAACACAAACCCCGGCATATCATCCGATGTGCTTGGATGCTCTACACCATAACCGTTCGATAATACTCTAACCCATGCTGTCATTGGACCCCGATATGTATTCCAATCGTCGTCATCGCCCCCCCAACTTGCCGCAGATTCATTAACTGGGTTCAATCCACGATTGATAGACCGTCTTCGAAGTTCGGCTTGTATCTCGTTTGGAAAGCAATGCGGCTCCCATGGAATTAATGGAATGGCCATAGATTATTACTGATTTAATTGTTTAAACTCATTGAGTATAGACACAATATCCACAGGAATTCTCAATTGAGTTCCCGGTGTGACGCTTAGCCTACCCTTTCCAACGTTATTGACGCTTGCAACAATCCACCACAAAGTTGGGTCTTTGTAGTATTTGAACGCCAATGAATCCAATGTATCGGTTTCCGATGCTGTTATCAAAATATCAGAAATTTGCGCCTTGACAGAAGGATAAATAGTACTTTTATACACCTGTTTCCCATCCCATCGAACTTGTATTGCATTTGTGACGTATCGTTTCATGGATTATGACGTTTTCTGAGGAGTTGATTTGGATTCGTTATAAACTACCAAACTCTTATGAAATTCATTGGGTTCTTGAAAATCGGGGGTGGTAGTGCGATATTTGTCTCTCTCATATGTTTCGGTATGAGGAGCATGACCAAAATGGGCGGCTCCAACAATTGCTCTTTCTTTTTCAAGAACATAAGCGTTAATCGAAATCTCCGCAGTCAGGGGCATTTGAGCGTATTTATTTCCAAGCTGTGGGGCCTTGATGTAATCGACCAAGTAAGACCATCCATAAGGGGAATTCTCTTCATTCAATGTTTCCCATATTGCGGTATCAGGAATGGAAATACCAGCAGATGCCAAAACCACCGGTTGTTGTTTATACAAATCACCAATCGTTATCATAACCATTGGGGGGACAATATAACGAGTGTGAAGATTAGTTGTAGCGGATACGTCTTTTTTCTGGGTATAACCAGAGGGCTTAACCAAACTCATTAAATAGTTGATTCGTTGCCATGTCGGAGCAAGCTCCATAATGCTACTAATATGAACAGTAAAACTAAACGTTAACGAGCGATTGTAGCCGCTATAGGAATACAACCTATCTGCACGACCAATAAACGAAAGTTCTTCCCATGTCGCAGAATTTGTTTCTTGAACTCCACGAATGATAGCACGAAAAGGAATGTATTTATCGTTGACTACATCATAGAAATAAAACGCAATAAGGTCATCTCGGTAAGGTTGCCACACCTTCCATTTTAATCCGTTCCATTCGGCTCCTTCCCGCACGGTTTTTCCATCCAAGACCGTCAGGTTATTGATCCAATCAGACTGCCTAGAACTTGCCATTTTCAGAGATTTTTCGATTGGTACCTCTGAGTGCTGATCTTCCAACACACGAACAATGCGTGTTCGGTATTCATTGAGAACGCCATATTGATAGTTTATGTCGGGCGTGTATTTTCCCCTCATTTGAAGAATACGGTTATAACCAATATCTTTTTGATATGCCGGGGGGAGAATAGAGGAATCCTTACTATGATCCTCATCGACCTCATATGTTGGATCGGCATTTGGGCTAGTTTTAACTTTGTTAATGTGATCAATGACTTTCTGAAGTGATTCCCTAGTCTTAATAACACCAATATCGGTTCTGTCAATTCCTTTTGACTTATATAGATTTTCCGGATTTTGAAAATATTCCCACGACACCATTTGTTCCGATGCATAAAACTCTGCATCGTGCTTCGTTCCTACAGCATCTTCATATCGAATGCCGGTATAATTAATGTCGGAACTAACGCTTGCATTGTAACCGATTCGAATAGAATCATTATTGTAAACTTTAACTGTTTTTTCAACTTTCCTTCCGGAAATAGTCTGAACTTCTCTCCCGTTAGGTTTGGTCATCATGCGACCGGTTGCGGCATTTCCACCGTCTTGTTGAGAGTTTCGAATTCCTTTGCCGTTAGGGGGCAACCCTCCAATCCAACGAGTCAATGGTTGTGACCACAACTGAGATCCTCCACGATACGAAAACTTGCCATGCATTACAGCATCAAGAAAAACCCCATACATACGCTCATCATCACGGTATTGTATTCCTTGATTATCCAACCCCGTTTGTTTTGCCGGAATAAAATTAGCAAATAATCCTTTCAAAAGGTTCCCAAAAAACGAGCCGGGGGCTTTGGTTCCATATTTCAATAAGAGTTTAGATTTTGCGGTTTCCGCTGTTTGAGCACGAAGTAATCCTTTACCATCTGCCTTGTTCCAATCTGATAATGCCGATTCTCCAGCCGTCCCGCTTGGTGGGGGAGGGGGGCTGTTTCCAACACCAAAAATACCTCCAATGGTTTTTCCTATACCGCCAAGAAAACTTCCCAACAAGTCACTTGTATCAACATGCCGAGTAGGACGAGCCGACCAAAAAGTTAGTGGCATCCCCGCCGCCACACTCGGAGAAGTCGGATTCCAAATTCTTGTTTCATTGAACGCATTTCCCGATTGCATTAGGAATTGATTTGTAATGAACAGTATTCCATTTTGGGAAAGCATCCACTTAGAAACTCGTTCCACATCAATCGTAGATCGTTTTGCCAAATCCACAATAAAGTGTTCACTGCTGCTCCTGGCCTCGTCGGGATAGGTATAAAAAAATGGCTGGCGGGTTTTTATCCCGAGAAAAGTATCAAATCCATACGGAGAAAGACGATGATACAATGCTCTTTTGTTTGTATCATAGAGAAGACGGATTTTCCCAGGCATGGGAACATTCGGGTAATTTGGAGGCACTCTCAATGAGAAAATTACCGGTTTGGGAGATTTGTTTGCCATATGCTATAAATAGATGGGAAGTAAACTTTCTATCTTACCAAAGTCCCAATAAGGAATTCTAACTAAACGCAAATTCTGCCTCGTCGCATACATGTCTTTTATTTTATCGTGTAAACATAACGTTTTATATTGTTTCTTTTTGAGAGTATATTTTCCAATTCTTAAATGCCCATAATGTTGAGGTCCATCAAATTCGATTAATAAACCTTCTTTTGGAAGGAAAAAATCAAACTTAAGCATGCGACGTTTGACGTGTTATCCGGTAATCATATTGTTAACTCCATATCCTCCACGGAAACTTGTATTCCGTGCAAGGGTTGCCGAAAGCAATTGACCATCGAGATAAATTCCAATCTTTCCAGACATCAGATTCGCATTCAAAGTATTGATGGCCTTGAGGATTTCTGCCAAAGCCATGGTATTTTGTTCTTGTTGCTGCTGGACCACCGTGGTTGTTGCTGCTTCTGCCGCCTTTTCGGATGAAATAGTAGGAATGGCTTCTGTTTTAATCGTGGACTTGTTTTCAATTGCCCCCATATCCTCCATTGCCCCAGTTATTCCTCCACGGATCTTTTTGGCAATTCCTCCCATAAATGGAACCTTATCCACAACCCACGCCAAGAACTTTCTCCAGGGCCAACTCAATGCATCAAAAAGCCTTGCTCCTACTGATGTGATGCCCTTTACTATGCTAAGACCGATATAAGAAGGAGAATGCCCCCCAAACCATTTCATTATCCATTTAAATGCATCGACAAATGGCTGAATAAGCGTATCATATAATGCACCTACAACGGCTTTTAGTCCTTCCACAATTGCTTCTCCAATCTTTCCTTGTTTCAACAACTCCCATGCCTTTCCAATGCGTTTGCTAAAATTGTAAATCAACTGAAAACTGGTAATGATCCATCCGATTACGGGTATAGCCTTGAGGAGGGGAGCAGCAAAAGAAAGCGCCGAAAAAATCTTTCCGACCCACGCCAACTTTCCAATAAATGCCAAAAACTTTATTCCGACGCCGGAAAACTTAGTAGCCGTGTGTGATGCCAATCCAACCGCAAAAGCAACTTTTTTCCATGCCGATGCAATAGCCGTTGAAATAACCGAGATTTTACTTAGAATCTTGTAGATAGAAGAAACGGCTGGTCCAATCTTCACCAAAACAATAGCAATTGACAAGGCAATATCAAAAAGCGGATACAACACCCGTGTAGCCT